CATTTTAAAGAAATTTGGCTGCGGATTACCCATTCGGACATCTTTATCTTTTTTACCATACCCAGGTAATTATTCTGGCCATATACTACATTACTGTGCATACTTGGTAGATAAAGCTTTAGGGACTCCCCGTCAATTTAAGGCTTTCAACTATACATTGCTGTATAGCGGGACTAGGAATTAATCCATGGCAACATTAGCCATTTTCTTATCAGGGAAATTAAAATGCATACTCAAATGAAAGTATGCTATATGCAATAACTCATGCTTTAACAAACCAATCCGGTGTTCTTCACTCAACTCAGTCCAAAAGTCTTCATTGATAGCAAGCTGATAATTAATACCATTCTTACTTACACCAGCAGTAGGAACTCTCTTGTTGTCCCATACTTTGTTTAGCATTAGTAGAAAGAACCCATAGAAGGGCTCTTTCCACATTAACTCTTTACTAGCTTTACCTAGACTATCTTCTCTAGTCATTTCTCTTTTAATTTAATGGTGAGCTCTAGCTTATCTGTTGGATAACCAAGAGCGCTTAAACTATTAGTAAGATCTTTTACATGTCTCTCCAAAAACAATTCTATTGAATCTACACTAACATTATTATCAACCATAAGCTGTAATGCTCTTGAGTAAGTAACAGGCGCTGACTCAAGCTTATATACTTTAAACAAACGTTGTAGTATCTCATGTGCCTTTGGTGCATGCTCTTTCCACTCACTCATGTTATACTTACAGAACTTATAGAAATAAATCAGATAACCTACTGTTTCTTTGTTGTCAAAATCATGTGCTTCAATAGCTTTAAAAGCTAGATATCCATTGTCTGTGTCACTTGACACAAGCATATTCATAATGTTCTCTACTTCTGTTTTAGCAATTTTCATCAGTCTTCAATTTTTAATGTTCTAATCATCCATTCTTCAGGTTTACCAGACTCAAGAGCCTTAACCCATTCTTTTGCACTTGGTATATAACCAAAGCAATCCTCTTTTACATGCTGTTCACCAATATATCTTACATATACATCTTTACCATCAGAGTTGGTAATAGTCATACCAAATCTTTGCTCACATTCAAATATCCCTTCACTATGGTGACGGAACATTCTGTGCTTACTATGCCCTACCCATTTCTTAGTTTCATCAAACCAATTATGGATTTCAATATAATCTACTGGTGACCCACCAAACTTTTTAGCGGATGACCTTGCATGATCCCAAGGATGTGCCATTAGTAAAGTGAATTATCAATTAAACCTCCCTCATGTACATAAGTTTCTGAACTTGTATAATACACAGTATTCTCAATCTTATACTTTCCTGAAGGAATCATGATATACACATATCCATCACCACCATCATTATTATACCAGTCTTCTATATCATTAAGTACATTTCGGTAAAGAAAATCTTGTAGTCTAGAGTAAAGACTAGTGCTTAATAATTCTAAGCTATTCAGTTCTGCTCCATATAAATGAAGATTAGCAATATCAGCAAATGCTCCTACTTCATCATCATTATTTAATTTTTCTTTTGTATATGCAATTTCTTCAATTGACCCGGAGTCACCACTCCCAGCATAATGTACTTTAATACCCGTAATACCCTCATTAGCCAACTCAAGGAGAAGGCCTGTCATTTCTAGTTCTGTCATAACTATTTGGATTTGTAAAATTTACCTAAGATGTTACCGTTGAGGTATTCCTGTTTCTCTAAGACTTCATACAGAAACTGATGTTTAGTTTCTTGATAGGTAAGATCCATATTACTGAAACATATGAGTAGCATCTCACGTTTAATAACTATACCTTTCTTATGAGCATCTTTTAGTATTTTATTACTACTATAATACCTCATAAAGTCCGGTTTTAGTTCACGTCTATACTTCTTGAGTCTTTTGTCTGTACTCATAGCTAGCGCCTTTTTACCTAGTGGTCTTTTAATATTAGCAAAGAAGTTCTTCTTACCAATATATCTTACTAGTTTACCATCAATAATAGCACTCATCTCATAGATAAACCCTACTGCACTTTCAGGTATATCATATTCAGTAAACTCTTTACCCTTGTATATCCACATTGTTAAAGCTTTTAATTAACTGAAGTAACCCAAGTCTCTCAACTTCAGATTCTTGCAAATCTTTTAAAGTTTCTTCTAATAAATTAGAAAGTTCTGCATTCTCTTCTTCCTTGTTACTTACCATTTCATAAAGCTTCACAATTTCCTGCTCGCGATCATCAACCATATTAATTAAGTCATTAATATAATCTGCTATATCACCTGCTGCTCTTTGAGCATCACTTTCTAATCTAGTATCCTCCATAAAACTTTTTGATTAGTAAATCAAGTTTCTCTTTAACTTTAATCAGACCATGCACAGCAATAGAGTCAGATAAATCCTTCTCCATATCAAGCAGTATTGGTTCAAACCCATATCTATCTTGATACTTTTGCATTGATGCTTTACCGGCTGTATCATTATCAAATAATACACATATCTTCTTAAACTTAGACTTTAACATTTTTACTGTATGTTCAGTAAGCATGCTGTTTTCACTGTCTGGTGCAATAACTTCAATGTTCTTATACCCAAGCTTGACAAAACACATTAAGTCCTTTAGAGAAGATGTAATCACTAAGTTATTGTTTTTGTAGTTCAGTTGATCACCACCCTGAATATAATTTTGAACCTTGATAAATTTCTTATCTGTTATCTTGGGCATATAAATCTTATAAAGACTGCCATCCTTTCTAAAATAACCATAAACATATTTACGGCTAAATGTATGGGACAACAACTCTCCATCTTCTTCTTTCTCCATCTTGAAAAACTCTAGAGGAGCTACATTATAATACTCAAGTAACTTTGATCCAATCTTATACTGAGACCAATAAGCCTCATCAAGGTTAGTCCAGTGTCTTATCTCATAATCAACAACTTTATACCTATCCTGAATCTTCAGTACAACTTCCTCACGCTTACCATTGTCTTTGATAAAGTTCTCATAGTCAGCTATTATTTTACCAATTGCCGCAGGTGCATCTATGTTATACATGTACCTAACTAAATCAACATGACTGCCTTGGTGCCCAGAGGAAAAATCCTTAAACTTATACTTTCCTGTAGATGTATCAAAGTACACAAACATAGAAGGTACTTTGTCTTTAGAATTAAATGCCGATAGCATCTTTACATCTTGGCCGGTGAGTTTTTCTTTTAGATTCAGATAATATTCAAATACCCATTCTCTTGGTACATCTGAGACAGATGTAATAAGCTTACTTGTTGAAATCATAGCTGTAAATTTAATAGAAAAGGGGAGCTGTTTCCAACTCCCCTATAACTATTTAGTCTAGGCTGAAGTCAGAAGCTGCTCTCTTTGGAATATCCAAATCATCATCATCTCCAAATGAAGTAACTGTTTTAGTTTCCATTTTCTTGAGGTGTTCAGTCTCATTATATGGAAGAATAGCACCACCTTTAGAGGCAATTGCATACACTCCTTTACCATCTCTTGGGAACCACATATCGTAATTGGTATACCCAGACTTACCTTCATATTCTTTACCTGCTACACAGGCATCAAAATACTTATCTTTAAAAGGCTTGTCTCTATTGAAAGCTTCAACAAAGTCCTCAATAGTATCATGTGCATCATCCTGAGATACAAACCAGTCATTGATTCCCAAAGTCTTACAGAGTTTCTGTAGGAAGATTAAGATTGATCTGTCTCTCTGAACCTCAATACCTGTTTTGGTTTTACCATCAGCAAATGCATATTGGCTAGCTTTCACTCTACCAATCTGACCTGCATAACGTCCAAGAGATTCATTGTCTTTGTCAATCAAGAAACCTTCAAAACCTTCAATAGGTTCTGTCTCTACATTCAATACCAAGTGATAAGCATTTTGAATAAACTTAAAATCCTCAAGTGCTACACTATTAATCTTTAGTGTGCTGTTACCTGGTGCAATTGTTTTAGGTAGTCCTGAACCACCTTCTTTTCCTAAATCTGTTGTGCTTAAAGCCATTTTACTTTGTTTTAATTAATCAATAAATACTTTGTCCCAGTAAGTCTTATACTCACCGTTTTCATCAATCTCAGCAATTACTATCTCTTCATTTCTGAGATGCTCTGGTCTTGCTCCACATGATACATCATCATTGGTTCTGAAGCTCAAGATGTTCTTATTACCCTTTCTATAGAGATAACCAATAGCATCTGAATTGGATGTTGTAATCCTCTTCAGCTTACCTGTTAAATCTAGATCCATGGCATTAAACGTACCTCCTGCTTTCTCTAACTGAGTATCCTTTACGTGACCTACAAAGATTACGTATGGAGCCCATGTTAGAATGTAATCAATGACTTTGGTAAAAGCCTGACGTGTCCAGAAATATCCTGCACCCTCTGGCAAGCCAAGGATGTTACCATATTTCTCTTTACCACCGCCTGGATTAAACCAATTCTTACCCATTGGAGCTTTTGAATAGAGCATTTCCGCATAAGGAATTATCATCTCCTCTAATGCAGTTATGGTATCTACAGCAATATACTTGTACGGATTACCCGCATCTTTGATTGCTTTACCAATTTCTTTGAGATCCTCAAAGCTTTTGGCTTCAACCTTCATTGCATTAAGATACTTAGTACCTCCTTCTAAGTCAAGAATAAGACAGTTATCAAGAGTACTTAACAGACTTGTCTTACCAATTTTTGGCTTTGAGAAGATAATCAGATTTTTGGGGCTCTTACATTCCGGAGCCACCTTTGTAGTTGGCAATACTATTCCCATGATTACTTTGATTTAATAATTTCATTTAACCATTGTTTGTGACTCACCGGTTTATTCAGCATGATAGCTGCCAAATCACGTAGAGTAATTTGATTAAACGGTGCATCCTGATCTGGATCCATAATCTCATCAAAGTCTGGAAATAATGCAGTTTGAGTAGGTTCTTCTTTCTCAAACTCAATCTTTACTAACTCAGATACCGGTACCAAATATCTAAAATGGCCGTTTGTACCTGGTTCAGTACGCTCATACTCCTCATCATAGTGAGGATTGAATCTCCACTTATAGAGTGCTCTCTCAGGATCTTCAGGATCAAGGTCAATGCTAGTGAACTCCACATAGATATCCCTGCCTTTCTTGACTTCACTTTGAAAGAAGCCAATATGTGTTTCATTCATACCTTTTGGTATATAAGCACACTTAGGAATAAATAGAGGGTTATCCTCTTGTATTAACTTGAACTTCCAATCATGATGTTTGAGCAACTCCTCAGTCTTCTCCTGTCTGTTTACGTTTGTTGCTTTAGTTGATAAACTCATAATTTACATCATTTAGTTGATAATCTTTTCTCCTGTTGAGGAGGTGTAATCATTTCTACAATTTTCATCTTTTCAAATTCAGCTTTGAAAAAGCTAAGTCTTGTATCACCATTTCTACATTTTAGAAAGTGCAAGACAATAACTCTGTCATCTTCAATCACATACCTATCAGGACCATAAAACCTAATCTTCTGTTTAGCAGGTCTATTGATACCTATAACAGTATCAGCATGCTGTAACAGAGCATCAGCCCCGAATAAATCAGACTCAAGTACATAATTACCATACTTACCCTCTTCACTTCTCTCTGGATTATCAATGTTCCTATTGAGCTGACTCAGCACAATAAATGACAATGAGTATTGTCTTTTGAGTAGAGTTAAAGCTTCACCAAGATTATTAAGCATATCATGCTTGTCTTTCTCATAGCTGGCTTTCTTAAACAACAAAGAGTGATCTATAGTAATCAGCACTTTTGGCATAATCATATTCCCTTCTGAATCATAACTTGCATTAGAAAGCATGTAATCCCTAACAATCTCCTTAAATTCCTCTACGGTGCATGGAGTTTCTACTACATCAATTGGATACTTTATCTTTTCTTTTGCGTAATCATAACATCTTTGTAAATCAGCATCACTTAATTTTCCATCAGCACTACACAAGTACTTGTAAGACTTTCCAATAACACTAGAATACTCACGTATTGCAGAAGTTCTTGCTAGCATCTCAAACTGAAACTGCAGAACTCTAAAGTTCTCACCTGGATTGAGAGGAAATGATTCTCTAACAATCTGTTCTGCAATCAGTGTCTTACCACTAGCCGGTCTTCCGCCTATAACAGTGAGTGTATTCCACTCTATACCATCTGTAGTAGCATCATTAAACTTAGGCCATGGAGTTCTAAGACTCTTTATGTGCCCATGCATTCTGCCCTGTAGATATTTTAGAGAATCTTGAAAACCCTCTCTTTGACTATTCCATTTTTTCTTAGGAGCAGCCTTCTTTTGATTATCCATAAACTACTAAATATTTCTTGTCTTAACCTTTGTTCTTTCATACAATGCATGCAGTAGAGTTATCACCGCTTCAATAGCAAAGTACTTAAAGAAAGAAATCTCAGGAACTAGGATTTTGGAAAAACCATACCCTATCATTGTACCCATTATAGCTAGGCACAGAAGTTTAAGTCTATCAATCATACTACTTTTTCTTTAAAATGAGAATCATACCCATAATCATCACTACCATTCAAATAGACCTCACAATAGTTTGCTAGCTCAGACTCAAATGTCTTTTCTGCTGGATTAAGCTTCCGGATAAAATACTGAGAAGTTCTCATGTACTTATATCCTTGTCTCTCAAACTCATCAATGTACATTTTTGTAGCACTGATTACAGTATCCCAATCATAGCTATGAGTCTCAAAGAACCATCTAAAGTTGTTCTCTAGATTCTTCTTATCTGACCTTGCATACTTACCGCTTGGAAGTTTAAATTTAGGAAAAATTTCCAAATATTCCTCAATTCTAGTGGAGAAATCATCACCCATAAGATTGGCTGATGTCTTCTTTTTACTGACTTTGAAATACTTTTCAATATCCTGTAGTAGATTCAGTGACTTTGGTGTTAAATTACCATCTGTAAGCCATCCATCAGCCGTTAGTCTTGTAACTTCTAGACTTGCATTAACAAGCTTACTGCACTCAACACTCTGTTTGTAATTATACAAAACATAAAATGCATTGGGAGTAAGACCAAGCTTAATTATTCTGTTAAAGATCTCTTCCATTACCATTCAATGTCAAAATTATAATTCTTCTTTACTATATCTGAGGTCTGTTGAAAAATGTTCTTACAGTCCCATTCAGAATAATTGTTATAAGCAGCTGCAGCCGGGTGACTCACATACAACTTGTAGTTGTTATCATTAACCGCATCTGACCATTCCTCAGCCTTCTTACCCATATAGATATAGACAAGACCGTTGTTATTCCATGTCAGGTAATCAAACAGATATGCAAGAAACGGTCTCCAAACTAAATAGTGCTGACCTATCTTACCTATACTAGTTGTCAAAGCAGAATTCAGTAGTAGTATACCCTGATTAGACCAACGCTTTAAGTCCATATCCCGTGATACATTTACACCATTATAAACAGTTTTGTTTACTGCCTCTAGCATATACTTAAGACTAGGTTGCATCTCTTCAGCTGTACTTAGACTAAATGCAATACCATCAGCTTGATTAATACCTGGATATGGATCTTGACCAACTATTATAACCTTGAGCTTATCATAAGGACATTCCTCAAATGCTCTAAACCAGTTCTTCATAGTAGGGGTAAACCTCTTACCATCTCTAGCCTGTTTGGCCAAAGCAAGAATTATATTCTCAAATTCTGTACTGTAGATAAATCCTCTAAGCACTCTTGCCCACCCGGATGGTTCAAGTTTAGCGTAGATCTTATCTTTTATCTCCTCAATATCAAGTTTATCACTCATAATTTTTATATTTGCGTTATGGCAGTAAAAGTTAATGAACTAAAAGACAATGCAGTAGTAGACATTAAAGTCAATAAAAACTACTACCTAATGGTGAAAGCTTCCTTGTTTCATCTATTTACTCAACTTACATCAGATAATAGTCAGAGAGAAGAAATTCTCAAAACTATTATGGAGAAGAAGTATGATGAAATGAGTGACCTTCAGAGAACTTTTTATACTCTAACCCTACTTATTACTGAAATTGAAAGAAGTGCTAAAGAGCAAAATCTTACTGAAGAGAAAGAGGTTCTTTTACCAGGTGACCCTGGATATGTAGAACCTGCTACCCAAGGTTAATACCATTATCTTCCGCAATACAGTTACATGCTTCTATAGCTAAGCTAATTTCATCTTTACTACAATCAGCAAACGACCTGTCTTTCAATCCTGCTTGTTCTTTTACAAGGAGTTTCATCTCCTCAAAGGTGTAACCAAGATCCATAGCAATAACTCTAATGCATGTATGTACTTTAGAAATTTGTGCTGCTGAAGCTTTAACACCGGATATACTAATAAAAATATCAAGTTCCTCTCCTTCCCTGAGATTCTTAATAAAGATCTCATAGAGAGTTTTGTCTTTTGAATCAGGATAGACAAGTTTGCCATCCTTCTTCACAAGTTTACCTGTAAACATTAGCTATTCTTTTTCCACTTTTGATGAAGGGCAACAAGAGTTTGTATATCTTCTATGTCTTTGATAGTTACATCAATTTCATAGCAGTACACATTCCATTGATAATTAGTAATTTCATCACTGGCATCACTGATAAGTGTAAAGTTATCATTTAACTCTAACTGGTAATGGTAGTAATCTTTTTCATTATCACTTTCTGATGCTAACACATCAACTCTTTCAAACCCTTCTTCAATTAACTCGTGTTCTCTAATCATTTCTCAACTAATTTGGTTGTTGTAGGTGTAATAAACTGTGAGTAGGTCATTGCTGCTTCAACAAACTCCGGAGATACTTTATCTGACTTGTTGTAGTCCCCGTGTCTTTTAATTCTCATTAGTCTTAGCGCTTTTACACTCATTAGAGCAATGTAGATATTATCATTGTCATCAGATAACAGCATCTTAGTAATGTTCTCTATTTGTTCATCAGTGATGATATCTAGATTCTTAAGAAGATTGATTTCTGACATAATCATAAAATCCGCAGGCTCTCCAGCGTGTACACCTTTAGTATACATGAACCAAAGATAATTAAAGTTTCTGTCTGACACCAGTGTAATATTAAAATGCTCTGCAGCAATTTTCTTACACAAGTTTCTATAAAGATTACGAGTTTTAGTATCAAAGATCCTTGAACTTATAGTCTTCATACTTTCTTTTTTGCAATTGGCGGTTGATAATTTTCTTTCAGCCAGAGAAATACATCATAGATTGTTTCACTACCGGTTCTTTTTACTTTGTGGTAAATGTCAATCCATAGATCTTGTTCCTCTTCATCAATTACTCTGTGGAGTAACTTTGCTGTTAATTCAGTATACCTCATACCAAGAGAGTCTATTTTGATAGTCTTATCAATCTCAAACTCATATTGTGTACCTTCATTACCATCGCAGTCATTTATCCAACAATCATCTGGATGGACTGGTATGGATTTTCCAATAATTTCTCCTGTGGATTCTTGCTCATTATAGATCATAACCCACTTCTCATAAGCTTTAGTTAATATACCTCTCATGATTCTTCTTTTTTAGGACGGTAAATAAAATAGTCACATTTGCCTTTAGCATCTGGTTTAAAGTCACCATATGTCTGTTGATACTTAGAAGGTACCGCAGTATATCTATAGCATGTTTTCTTCTGCAAGCACTTTTCATTCCTGCATAAACTTATATCCGGCATGATACTTAAATAAAAAAGTCAACAAAAAAATACACAAGTGCATTACCAACTATTGATCCTATAAATACACCAAGAAAGAATATCTCTACCTTGCTGAACATTTCATCTTTTTCCTTCATCTTATTCTAATTTAGAATATGTAACGTATTGTATTCCAAGGTATTATGCTATCATGTAGCTCAGTCCATTCTTTAATAAACTGTGCTTTCAATCCTGCTTTATACCTTATATTCTCTCCACCAAACTGTGATGTCTTAATCTCCTGTATTTCAGGCTTCCAAAGATACTCTTCTCCCGGAAACTTATTTAGTAAATTAAGATCATGTTTAGCTTCATTGTGTGTAAGAAAAATTACTTCTGCTTTTACAGATTGGTCATCCCATGCACGACCTCTGGCGTAAGCACTAACTGTTCTAAATAACTCAGCATAGTCTTCTAGCCATCCATCATATACAATAACAGGACTAAAATTCAAGTGTACTTCATAACCTGCATCTTGAAAATCTTCAACAGCATTAAGTCTGTACTCTATTGTATCAGTATTAGGCTCAAGAATCTCACGAAGTTTCTCCGGCATAAGACTAAATCTAATTCTAACCTTATCCTTTGGATCAAACCGTAATAAGTTTTTATTTACATCCTTTGTAGCAAAAGATGCCATAGCTTTAGGATGATCTCTAAAGAACTTAAATATCTTTTCCCACTCATGATACTTAGCATGAAGAGCAAAGTCCTCATTACAAGAAATATCATAAGTTATATACTTCTCATGTGTCTGATTAGGTTTATGTACATCTGAATCTGCAAACCATGAATGATGGTCTATGGCTGTAAGTATCTCTTCTGTATTAGTAGCTACATCTAACCCCACTGGATTATGTCTTTTCATGTAGCAATAACTACATTCATAAAGACAACCATATCCAAAACTTGGGCTGATATAATCTGTACTTCTACCAGAAGGCCTTATTACCATAGACTTACGTCTACCTTTTGTAATAATGCTCATTTTAATTTTCTCTGATCTAGATAATCAATAATAAATCCGGCAGCAACAATTAAGTTCATACCACAAGAAGCAACAATCTCTGTAATATCCTCATATATATTAGTCATCAAGTGTATGTGACCCACCATCCAGAAAGGAATAGATAGGTTCTGACTAATCCATACTATTAGATATTTGAGAAAGTGTTTCATGAGTTAAAACTTTTCTTCTACCTGTTCAAGAACTTCTAGTAAATGACCCTTATAAGCAGTGCCTGTTGCATAGTTTTCTGCAAGATGATTAATGTACTCACTTTGTGATTTAATCTTCTTTACAAATGTAGTTTGATACAATGCATAGTCAATTACAGATTCTCTCCATGTTTTAAACTTTGCATATGTACCACCATCTAATGCAACTGTACATCTACTCTTTGCTTTCTTCATACCAAATAAGTTATTGTTGTCTTTAAACATTTTAGATTTAAAGTTACCAGACTCCATAACTGCCTGTGCATAAACAACTTCAGGATATCTAATATTCAAATCTTTAAGATATTGAATAAGCTTTTCCTTAGTAAACTTATCAGATTTATCTCTGTACTCTACCATGTAGACTTTCTCTTTCTGTGGTACATATATCACTTTTGGATTCTCCATAAATGATAGTAGTGCTACAATAAAAAGTAGGCCTACAATAGTAGTTAAGTACAGCAAGATAGTTCTTTTGTCAAAAATTGCTTTTAGCATCCTTCCTCATTGTTTTTAGGTGGAACATAGTCTACCCATAGGTTAGATATATCATATCTCTTTAGTCTTAGAGCTTCTAGATGAATCTTTCTCATCTCTATTGACTGGCGCTTGACTCTTTTTAAGCCTTTCCTCAATTTCTCGTAATTCTTCATACTCTAACTCTTTTTTAAGTTGGTGTTCCGCAAGACTAAAGTCTTCAGGTAATTCATCTCCATATTCTTCCCTAATTTCCATGTACAGTTCTTTCATTCTTCCCATAGGGCAAGTGTTTTTTGTACTAAATCACGTATAGCTGTTCTTGGATCCATGTCCTTGATATAAGAGTACTTCTTAATCTTGTTGTAAGTTCTCTTGTCAAAGTTTATGGTGTAAGAATACTGCCTAGCAAATTGACCATTTAGAATATCATTCTTATCTACCGGTGGAAACTCATAAGGAAATTCCTTTCTGACATCCACCGTGTTGCGCATAAATGTAGCTTCAGCAACTTTAATAAGATTGTAAGGATGTTTCTTAGAATGATTTACACTTGATCTGTCAATACCAATTATCTTTTCTAGCTCTGTTTCCGGAACCTGAAACTTATAATAAAGCAATGCAATTATGTAATTTCTTGGATCAAGCTCAATTCTCTTTCTACTCCTTACATCTGGTCTTGTGTTTTTCCAATAATTAAGAACATCCTCTAGTGTGTATTCCATGATTATTTACCTAAGTCAACATATCCAATTATTACTCCTACTGGTGGAAATACAATTCCACATATTCTGATTGTCTCAGCTCTATACTTTGGTTCAAAATCACATTGTGATAAACGATATATATTAGCTACATATCCCCACAATATGGCAGCACTGAATACAATTGTTAATACATCTTTCCATGTATCTCTCATAAGTCTATTTATTAGTTGTTACTAAGCAGTTTCTAATTCTGCTTCTTTTAAGACAGGAGTCTCTGTAGCCATAGCAAATCTATCCGCATCAAAATATTCATAAGGGAAACAGCTCTGACCTAAATCAATCTCTGCTAGCTTTAATCCTATCTTGTTTCTTTGGATGTTCATTACTGTAGTAGAAATAACAGTGTATGTCTTTCCCTCTTCAATCCACTTTTCTGGTGGAATCTGCTTTGGACGGTTACTGCTATTAATGCACACTACTTTCATACTCCTCAAGTTCTATTTCTAGACCTATTTCAATCATTTCTGATTGTAACTCCATCATGTCTAGGAGATTACCAGAAGTGATATCACATTTACCATTGTTGTGTGCTATTACAGCACACTGTTCTGCTTGTTCTTTACAGTGACCACAATATCTCATAAGAGCAGCTATCACAAATAGATAACTGTTCTCATCATCATTCTTCAATATCAGTCTGTGTGTCTTTTCCAAAACCATAAATTCGTGTTCAATTTACAAAAAAATCATCATCTACAATGCAATATTGAAATTCTTCCATGTTACCTTGTTGGGATCATATCCTTCTAGTGCATCCTTGACCCATGTTTCATCTATAGTTCCCATATAGCACAGGATATGAATTGTTGCAGTTTCATCAGGGTTGAGACGCAATAGCCTACCTCTAGGCATAAATTTGTCCAACAAAAGCTTTTAATGTTGAACTCTTACATTTCTGTAAGGATTGGACTATATCTTCATTTGCATATACCAGTTTATAACCGGCAACTTCTTTATTCATTTTAAGCATGTTTGCTATACAAGTTCTAGATAATTTAGTAACAGGGTGTACCTCCCTAACTGATTCAGCAATATTTAATATTACATTCTCAGTATTTAGTATTAGTACAGGCTTACTAGATTTATTAAGCAAGCCTTTTTTATCCTTCATTACATTATTTTCTAATTGTCTTTTGCTTAATGCTTTTTTCTGAGCTTCTGTAATATTAATTTGAGGAGTTGTTGGATACTTGTCAAACGGCTCACCATGTATTCTCCACACATAGCCAAATGCTGTTCTTCTTCCATAAACTCCTCTTGCAACCTGTGAAATTTTACTATTATTTTTTTCACTTCCTGTTACTTTATATGAAGCATCAGACAAACTTTCAAATGTATTCAGTAAGTTACCTTGTAAATCATATTGATCTACTTTATATCTTACTTTATCTAGATGTTCTTTACTGAATTTGTAATCTCTTACACCATCACCACCAGCTGTACCATTTACTAAATTATTCCACATCAGCTTATACTCAAAAATAGTTTGTATTTCTGCCATTTTTGCTTCAACTGCTGTATCATATTCAGCTAATAGATGAATTTTAGGTTTTTGATCTTTATCTAAAAGAGATTTAATCCAACAATGTCTATGGTGTCTAGATCTTTTATTTTTAAAAGATTGCTTGCATGATGAAATATGTCCAGATAATCTATTAAATAACTTTTGTTTTGTTATTCCAATATATCTAACACCTGTTTCATCACTCAATGAATAAAGTTTGTATTTTATATCTTCCATACCTCTGCGTATTACACAAAGCAAAGGTAGATAAAAATATTTAATTATACAAATGTCCCCCGTTTCCATGTAGTAGCTAGCTACACGTACTCTATTTCTAGATAGTCTCTGAACCTTCATAAACGGACTGTTTATGCTTGGCTGCTGATTGGCATATCATTTCTGACTTAGCTTTCCAGACAATTAAAGGGATTTAAAGAGGACAGGTATGTTTATCCTCTGAGCAGACTTTCTCTCATTACCATAAGCATGCATAATGATACCTTGGCGTAGCTCAGGAATATTTACACCCTCACTTAATTGAAGTACACAAGATAGTTTAGTTATCTCTCCATTCTTAAACTTAATCAAACTATCTGGAGATTCCGGATTGTTGCTATGATAACTATGTTTACATAGCCTGTCAGCTTGCTCTTGTGTATTTGCAAATATTAAGCATTTGGATTTAATACTCTCTGCTAATAGCTTAGTATACTTTTCCTTACTAGGATAACCCATCATAGCTTTCATACGCATCACCCGTGCAATTTGTGCTGACTTACCACTACCTGCCGTTTCTACTCTATTACACCAATAGTTATAATTGGCCTGCTCAGTCGTATAGAATGTACCCTTAGCACTTGTTACTCCCAAAGACTTGTTTTTGTTATCTAGGTGTAACTCATGCACTATGATCTTGTAATCATTCAAGATATTGTCATCTACGGCATTATCCACCAGATATTCATAGATAATAGGACAGTAATCATTTACCATTCTACCCTTCTCTGAATCATCTCTTTTAGGTGGAGTACCGGTCAAGCCAAGAATCTTTCCATGATAGTTATCCAAAAACTCCCGGTGGCTATCTTTAATATTATGTACTTCTTCTAATATTATAATATCATAGGCGTTTGGGTCCTTTTTACTCAATGATAAAT